TCGTGCAGGTGTCTGCAGTGCTGCTTTTTGACGGTGACATTGCTCCCGACACCCCGACTTTGAGCGCAGGCTTTGTAGTGCTTGATGGAGTAAAGCGTAACATCGTACAAGGCATTAAACACCGCAACCCTGACGGTACGGTGAATTATACGGAATTGGATGTGATTTAGTGAGCTTTTCTGTAACATCAAAAATCAAGCTGAATTTGCCTTTATTAAAGCAGCTTGATAAAGCACAGCAGACGGCATTGCGCAATACCACAGACGCATTGCTTACACAGATTAAAAACAGTCAGGTTATGCCGTTTGATACAGGTAATTTGCAGAACGAAAGCACCTTTGCCGATTACGCAAATCTTGCCGAGGGCGAAACAAAAATCGTATCGAGTACACCGTATGCCAGACGGTTGTATTTTCATCCCGAATATAATTTCAGCCGTGAGGAAAACATTGCCGCCGGCGGCAAGTGGCTTGCACCTTGGCTCAAGGGTGGCACACGACAAAACTTTTGTCAAAAGGCATTTGCACGATTTTACAAACAGGAGGCAGGACTTTGATTTATTTATCTGACATAAGGGACTTTTTAAAGACTGTCTTTAAAGCAGAGCATTACTACATCGGTAAACTCGATAACAAACAAGATAAGTCCCTCGGTGTGTACTCTCTCAAGCAGTCGGGTGCTCCTGTAAGGGCGATTGGTGACGAGAGTACATACAACACAATCAGCGTGTCTTTACTCTTGCATTGGAACAACAACGCAAATGAAACAGAGCGACAGGCACGCAATTTATTTGAAACGCTTTACAGTGTAAAAGATGTTGAAATCGACAAACACACAATTTATATTATTGAACTGCTCACACCCGAGCCTGTCGATGTAGGCACAGACGACAAGGGCGTTTATGAGCAAGTCATTGAAGTTAAATTTTATTACGAAAGGATGTAAATAATTATGGCAGTATCAAGCGGAGTTTATCCTTGCTACGAAAATCAGTTTGCAATCGGTAAATCGGGCACAGACACAGCCACAACTCCAATCGCAAATTGTGAGGAGTTTTCGGTTGCATTTGACAACGGCGTTGAGGAATGGACAGCGTTTGAGAACGAGGGTTGGAAGTCAAGACTTATGACAGCCAAGAGCGTTACAATCTCTGTAAAGGGCAAGCGTACAATCGGTGACGCAGGCAACGATGAAATCGCAGAGCTTGCGTTTAAGAACGGCACAGCCGCACAACTTCCGTTTAAGTGGACTTTCCCGAACGGTGCAAGCGTACTCTTCAAGAATGCTGTTATCTCTGTAACAGCAAACGGCGCAGGCGCAAGCACAGGTGTTGCACCTCTTGAATTTGAGGTTATGTCAAACGGCAAGCCCGAATACACACCTGCAGCCTAAGGAGGTATAAAGAATGTCAAAAATCATTGATATTACAAACAAGCTTAATTTTGATGAAAGACCTAAGCTCGTAATTAAAGGCACTGAAATTGAGGTCAACAACGACGCAATTTCTTTTATCAAGGCTATTGCTCTTTTCGACAGCGAGAACGGTGTGTCAAGCTCTGACCTTTTATCTGCGCTTGAGCTTCTCTTTGACGAGGAGAACAGAGAAAAGATTGCAAAACTTCATCTCTCGTTTGCCGACCTCTCAGCTGTTATTAAGACTGCAACAGAGCTTATCGCAGACAATGACAGCGAGGGGGAAATTCAGACCCCGGCTACGACTTAATAGATGATTTCGATTTAATCGTATCGAGTTTTAAGTCAGAGTACGGGGTGAGCATTTACTCCGAAGATTTTAAAAAGATGACTTGGGCGGAGTTCAGCTCCCTGCTGTGTGGCTTGGGAGCTGACACGTCTCTTGCGAGAACGGCTCAAATTCGCCTTGAGAACGATGAAAATGTTTTGAAGAACTTTACATCATCTCAACATAAAATACGCAACAAGTGGCGTTCACGCACAGCAAATAAACGCACGCAGGCTGACATAAACACAGCCTTGCATGACTTTGAAATGATATTTGCAAATATGTAAATGTTGCATACAATTTTGTTTATTTTTATAAAATTCTTGACTTTTGTGTATATTTTTGATAATATTTAATAAATGTTAAGTATTATAACATTGTAAAAGCCACTCCAAACGGGGTGGCTAAAATTTTATCAAATTATACAGCGTACATCTTCGGGTGTGCGCTGTTTTTATACCACAAGGGTGTCGCATTTGCTACGCCCTTTATTTTATATCGAAAGGAGTGTGAGAAATGAGTGCTACAGTTGGCGAAATCGGCTTAAATCTTGTACTGAACAGGCAAGGCTTTTCTAAATCGCTTAATGCAGTGCAGGAGCAGGCAAACAGCGTAAGCAATAAGATGTCTGCTAAGTTAAAAAAACTCGGTACAGCGGTTGTGGCTGCTTTTTCGGTTGCCGCTGTTAAGAAATTCGGTCAGCAGTGCATTGAATCGGCGGCAGAGGTTAATGCCGCAAATTCGCAGTTTGAGCAAACATTTGGCTCAATGCAGTCACAGGCTGAAAGTGCTATTGCTACGGTATCTAAAAACAGTGGTATTTTGAAAACACGCTTGCAGGGTGTGGGAACGAGTATTTATGCTTTTGCAAAAACAACAGGTATGGACAGTGTCAATGCACTGAATATGATGCAAGAGGCTTTACAGGTAACAGCTGACAGTGCGGCGTATTATGACCGTTCGCTTGAAGATACCGCCGAAAGCCTTAAATCTTTTCTCAAAGGCAACTTTGAAAACGATGCAGCACTTGGTCTGTCTTGTACAGAAACTACAAGAAACGCAGCGGCTAATAAGCTGTATGGCAAATCTTTTGTCGAACTGTCAGAATCACAAAAACAGCTTACCTTGCTTGAAATGGTAAAGGACGCTAACAAGCTCTCAGGTGCATTGGGCCAGGCAAGCAGAGAATCAGACGGTTGGGAAAATGTAACAGGCAACTTAAAAGAGAGTTGGAATCAGTTGCTTGCGGTTGTGGGTAAACCTATTCTTCAAGTAGCAACTAACATTGTGCAAAAGTTGTCGTCAGCTATCGCAAAACTTACAGAGTACGCCAAAGGGGCGATAAATGCACTTTCAAAGCTGTTCAACTGGGGCGGAGATGATACGGCTGACAGCATTTCAGCCGCTGCAAGCTCGGCAGAGAATTTGAGCAGTGAGGCCGAAAGCAGTTCGGAATCTTTAGAGAATGTTGCAGACAGCTCGGAAAAAGCAAAGAACAGCGTTGCAGGTTTTGACAAGCTGAATGTTCTCACTAAATCAGATAGCGGCGGTTCTGATACTTCCGCAAGAAGCACGTCGGCAAGCAATGGTACTTCTGTCGCAAATACTGTTGTTAAAGACACAAACAGCGGTGTTTCGGGTGCTTTTAAAAATCTATACGAAAAGAGCGGATTTAAAGGCTTTGTTCAAAATGTTCAAAAGGGTATTAACAAGGTTGATTGGTCATCAATCGGCAAAAACTGCAAAATAATTTTTGATAATGTTAAGCCGATAGCCAAAAAAAGTTTTGAGAAGATTCAGCAGGTGAGTGCCGCCAAGCTCAAGGCGGTCGGTTCTGCATTCGGAGCGGTTGCGACAATCGGCGGAAAGTCGTTTCAGACCCTTTCGGGTGGTGTTGCAAAGTGGATTTCAAAAGACAGGGAAAAGATTATCGGTTTTATTGACACCATAGGCAATAATCTTACAAACGGTTATAACAATCTCTCAACTTTTTTTGATAATTTCGGTACGCTTGCAGGCAATGCAATTGACAATGTTCGTCCTCAAATGGAAGAGTCAATTTCAAATCTTTTAAGTGGTCTTACAACCTTTGCAGGTTCGGTTGGTGAAGTTATTTCGGGCGCATTTTCAATCGCAACCGAAAGCCTCGTCGAATGGACTGAAAACGACGGTGCAACAATCACAGAATTTCTTGAAAATTTACAATTGCAGTTTGCAGATGTGTTTGACTTTATCGGTCAGATTTTCGGAGATATCGGAACAATTATCAGCGAATGGTGGAACGGCAACGGACAGGAAATTTTTCAGAATGTGTGTGATATGTTTCTTAATATCGGCACAACACTGATGAATGTATACAATCAATGGATTAAGCCTGCTTGGGATTTTATCGTGGCAATTGTAAAGTCAGCGTGGGAAAATTGGCTGAAACCTGTTTTTGAGGGGGCAATAAACTTCTTCGGCAAGGTCGCAGACTGTGTTTCAACCGTGTGGAATAATTTCCTGTCACCGCTTGTAAACTGGCTTGTCAGCTTTTTGGGTCCTAAAATTCAGAACGTTTTCAATGCTGTAAAAAGAGTGTTTGATAATGTGTTTACATTCATCGGTGGATTGGTTAATTCAATTCTTAAAACATTCGGCGGTCTTATTGACTTTATCACAGGTGTTTTCTCAGGCGATTGGAAAAAAGCATGGCAAGGTATTCACGACTTTTTCAAGGGCATTTGGGATGGTATCGGTGCTGTGTTCAAATTTATTGTAAATGCTATCATTGACGGTATCAACAGTTTGTGGACAGGCATTTATAACTTTGTTTCGGGTGTTATCGATGCAATCGGCGGAATTGCAGGGGCTATTGGTTCTATCATCGGACAGGATTGGAGTTTTTCAATGCCTGAAAATCCGCCTCTCATTCCACGACTTGCAACAGGCGGACTTGTCAAAGCACCGACACTTGCGGTAGTCGGAGATAACGCAGGCGCTAATTCGGGCAATCTGGAAGTTATTGCGCCGCTTAGCAAGCTACAAGGTATGCTCGACAATTCGGGCGGTCAGGATACGGTAATTCTCGGCGAAATTCTGTCGTATCTTAAAAAGCTGTATGAGATGTTCGTAATATTCAGAAACAACGGCGGTAACTACTATCAGTTTGTCGCTGAAATTAACGGCAATGATATTTTTAACGAAATTGTAAAGCAAAACGAACTTTATAAAAACCGCCATAACGGCAAATCGGCATTTGCGTAAAGGAGGTGCAGTATGTCAAATTATAAAGGTTATTTACTAAAATTCGGAAATACCGAATTTCCTAATAACTATTTCGCTGAATATTCGTCAACACCTGATCAGCGTATGGATAACGATGCCGAGCGTGACGATAACGGCAGTTTACAGCGTTCAACACTGCCGACAGGTAAGACAAGCATTACTTTTTCTACCCACATTCTGCACTTGAACGAGAAAATCAATATGCAGAATATTATTAATTCTGCAATCGTGAACACAGTACAACGCAAATGTTATGTTACATATTGGAACGATGAAACAAACTCATATGACAGCGGATATTTCTATATTCCCGATATTGAGTTTTCGGTTATGGACGCAAGCAAGACAGACATCCGCTACAACCCGATAAGCATTGAACTTATTGAGTATTAAGGGGGTGCGGTATGATAAATTTAACAGATGAGGTCAAAAAGCAACTGTTGAACGACAGCTTGCAAAGGGAAATAATTATCAGCTTTCCTGACGACGATATTCCCAACATCACGGGCGAGAATATTGTATCTGAAAGTCTTGAACTTACGCAGGCAATCAGTGACGGCAAGGAGTTTAAACTCGGCGGCTGTATTGCAGGTCAGCTTACTGTAAGAGTGATAAATGTTGATACAGAGCTTAACGGCAAACGCATTAAAGTTATAATGAAACAGTCATACAGCAAGGGGCTTTTATTTCCCTCCGATACAGTATTGCCGAGTGCAGATTTATATTGCGGTTATCAGTCTGGAGTTATTGAGGTGTCGCTATTCTGCGGTACTGTCAACAGCTCATCAAGACAGAAAAACAGGGCGGTAAAGGAAATTATCGCATATGACGATTTATACCTCGCTTCGCAAAAATACGCTTACAACTACTTTACAAGCCTTGCGATTTATTCGCCAAAAATAAGTTTATATGACTTGAGAGTATATCTCTGCAGCAGCTTTTTAAAGGATTATGATTACGAAAACGAATTTACAGGCTTTAATGACAGCAATAAGCTGTCACTGAAATTGGATCTTGTAAAATCGGCTTTCAATGACAAAACCACGATAGCGGACTTGTTGAGTGCGTACTGCGAACTTAATGCTTGTTTTGCAATTATGAGCGGAGAGGGCAAGATAAAGTTTATTCAAATTTTAAATCCTAAAACCGAGGTCGTTGACAACTACAGCAACCTCGACTTTGAGGAATACACAACACGCAGTATTAATCTTATTAAGTTTAAGTACAACAAGGACAGCTATTTTTCGTACGGTCATACAGAAGAAGAAAAACAAAGTTGGTATATATCTGACAACATAATTACTGCGTGTTGTACCGACATTGCAGGTATTGTTACAAGTTTTAACGATAATAAAGGTAACAACTACATCTTTTACAATTTGTATGCTTACAGGCCTTTTAAAGCTGATGTTTACGGTA